CGCTACTACATCGCTGAGGGCGGTGGACGACTGTTCAAGTGGATGCCCCCGCTTGCCAAGAATCCTGGTCAATGGCGAAAGATTGGCGTTGAATCTGGCTGGGGTGTCCAGCCTTGCAACGACATCAAGGATGCTGGCAAATTGCCAGTGGATTTTGACTATTACATTCGGGAGGTAGAAAAATTATGTTTGGGACTAGCTTAACTGGAACAATTATTCCCGTATCTGAAGAAACGCTTAAAGAGGTAAACAAGTTTATGAGCGCATTAGAGAAGCAAGTGGGCGGTAACCATTACAAAGACCTACCCATTCAACCCATCGAGTACATCCATGCAAACGCCATGGGATACATGGAAGGCAACGTGGTCAAGTACATCAGCCGCTGGCGCAAGAAGAACGGCATGGCTGACTTGGAAAAGGCCAAACACTACATCGAACTGCTAATCGATTTGGAAAAACGCAAAGCAGACAAGGAGTGCACCGGTGCTTGAAAAAGACATCGAGGCCAAAGTCTGTGAATACGCCCGTGCCAAAGGTGTGCTTGCGTACAAATTCACCAGCCCCGCACGGGCTGCTGTGCCTGACCGTATGTTCATCGCACCAGATGGCCGTGTGTGGTTTTGTGAATTCAAACGAGGGGGTCAGAAGCCAACTCCTGCTCAGGAGCGGGAACACGCCAAACTCCGCGCCCAAAAAGTAAATGTATTTGTAATTGATAACGTAATCGAGGGTAAGACAATGATTGATGTAATGGTGATGGGATGCTGACCCCAGAGTTACTGCACGGCTATCAGCAAAAGGCCGTCAACTTCCAGTGCACCCGACCCAACTCGATGCTGTGGCTCGACATGGGTTTGGGCAAAACCGTGATCACGCTGACCAGCCTGGCTCATCTGATCCGCACCCAGTTCCTGCGGGGCGTGATCATCGTGGCCCCGATCCGGGTTATCCGGCTGGTTTGGCGGCAAGAGGCTGTGAAGTGGGAGCACACCAAGCACCTGCGGTTTAGCATGGTCACTGGCACAAAGGATCAGCGTACTCGCGCCCTGTTGCGCCCAGCTGACGTATACCTAATTAACTATGAAAACCTTGGCTGGCTATCTGAAACGATCCAGACTTACTTTGTCAAAAAGGACAAACCGATACCGTTTAATGGGATCATCTGGGATGAGATTAGCAAAATGAAAAACAGTGCCACAAACCGAGTTAAGGCATTTAAAAAGATTGCTGATAAGTTCAATTGGTCAACCGGCCTGACTGGCACACCGGCCTCCAATGGTTACAAAGACCTGCATGGCCAGTTTCTCGTGGTAGACAAAGGTGAGCGGCTGGGTACGTCTAAAACCGCTTTCCGCACCCGCTTTTACCGCAAGGTTGGGCCGTACAAAGAAGTGCCGTATGAGGACACTGAGGACACAATTAAGAAGCTCATCGGGGACATCACGCTTGAGATGAGCGCTGAGGACTACAACCCGCTGCCTGACCTGATGATCAACAATGTCGAAATTGAAATGCCTGATGATCTGAGGGCTAAGTATGAAAAGATGGAAAAAGAGTTTTTTCTGACCCTTGACAGCGGCACAACCGTGGAAGCGTTTAACCAGGCTTCACTGACCAACAAGTGTCTCCAGTTCTCCAACGGGGCCATGTACCCAATTGCTGGGATGCCTTTATGGGAGCCGGTGCATGATCTTAAACTTGAAGCGTTGGAAGAGATTATTGACGAAGCCCAAGGCTCACCAATCTTGTGCTCCTACGCTTACCGCTCAGACGCTGCACGGATTATGGAGAAATTCAAGCACCTTGAGCCGATTAACCTGACCGAATGTAAGTCTGAGTCATCGCTTAACAACGCCATGCACCGCTGGAAGACTGGTGACTGCGCCTTAATGATCGGCCACCCAGCATCGATGGGTCACGGTATTGACGGCCTACAGAACAATGGCCACATCCTTGTGTGGTACGGCCTTAACTGGTCATTGGATCTGTACGAGCAGTTCAACGCTCGTGTGCGCCGTCAGGGTCAAGGTGCGCCGGTAATCTGCCACCGCATCATGTGCCAAGACACATTGGATCAGGCGCAGGCTCTGGCGCTAGATGACAAGGCCACCACGCAGGCAGGGCTTAGAAACGCAATTAAAGAGTACCGTCAGTCCAAAGGCCATTAAACTGTGATACACTGTGTAACACCATAACCAAGGAGTAATTGTAATGTTTAGAGAAACTGTAAGCTATTTTAAATCCGTATTTGATGTGCCAACGGCTGAAATGCTGGCGCTCAAGGAGCTAGAGGATGCCAGACGCAAGTTGCTAGACGCTCAGTCTGGCCGCGAGTATGCCGATTCCATGTGCAAATACCATGAGTCACGGATTAAACGCTTAACATCGTATTTACATACCTCAACTCAGGAGAAGTAATGCCAAGACCAAAACCACCTGAACCCCTATTAGGCCGACAAGTCAGAATGTCTGACAGACATTGGATGATCTTGCAAGAACTTGGCGGCGCTGAATGGCTGCGCAAGCAGTTGGACAAAAATGCCAAGATGCCTGCCAAGTATTACCAGACAACCAAGGAGAAGAACACATGAGTTATATCGTGGCCTCGTTGCCACCCATTAAATGCTTTGTTCGCAAAGAGTTCTTGTATAACTTCCAAAAAGGCCATGGCGAGTTGGAGCCTGCTATCTGGGTTAGCCTCAAAGCCCTGCGCGGCCAAGTGTTCCGCATTGAGTCGCTGTTGCCTAACTACGGCGCCCTGTACGACAAGCTGCCAATCCACGCCTACGTCTGGCACAAAGACGCTGGCGATCTGCCGATTGACACCTTGCAACTGTGGGACTGTATGGGATACCGCTTCACAGTGATTGAAAAGATTGGCCTTCGTAACTTAGGCGTTAAGTTTTTGGGCAAGGATAAAGAGTGGCACTTCGGGCGCTACTTGTTCACAGTGGATTTTTGCGCAGACGAAATGACTTTAGACACAGGCTTTACCGAGCAGGCCGAAGAACACAAGTCATTCAATTGGATTGCGCTGGACAATGGCCAGTTTGCTTGTCAGCCAAACAATCGATGCCTGTGGTACGACCAGAGCCTGATCCCTGCCGAGACAAAGTTTCCAGATTTTCAAGCGGCAAAGTCTTTGTGGACAGTTGATGGCACGCGCAAGTGGTCAGCCGGTGACGATTGGTTTTACAACATTAAGGAAAAAACATGACTACGCGAACACTCGAGTTCCAGCCTTGTCAATGATCAAGGCTTGTTTGCGGGGTGTTCCGCTGGCTTGGTTAGGGATGCTGATATGTGTCCACCGATCAAACTCGCGGATCACCTGATCAAACCCAAGGTCTGAGGCAATGATGGCACGCACCACTTGATCTGGCGTCATGCCTGGCACACGGATGTCGGCAGCGCACCCAATACGGTGCTGACTAGTGTCTTTACTGCCTACCGCGTCGTTAACCGCTTTACTGCGAAAAGCAGAGTTAACCATAATCGGTTTACCGCCAAGAACGGTTTTGACTGCTTCAAGGAATTCAGCCAGTCTTTGAATGTTTGCTTGTTCAGTTTCATTTGGGGTGTTGTCCAATGTTCGGTGATCGGTGTGCGTCAATTCGTCAAGTGTGAAGTGCGGCGTCATTTCTTGCTCCTCATGTCTGCAAGTTTTTCAACAGTACGGCCTCCGAAATAAGCCAAGAAAATAATCTGTCCCCATTGACCAAGCAGTTGGACGTATGATTCTTGAGCGTTGTAACCAAACGCCGACATCATGGTGAACACAAAATAGGCCACAAAGATGGCTATAAGAGCCATAGGGCGAATATTTTTAGACAACCAAGAGTCTGATCCCATGTCAGCTTTCCAGCGGTCTGAGATGTTTTCTTGCTCTACCTCAAAGAGCTTGGTGTCGTTGGCCATTTTAACCAATTCACCATCTTGCGCCAACTTGGCCAACTCTAGTTGCGCTTTAGCTTTGGCCTCTGGGTCTGGAATGAGCTTGTCGATGAGCTTGCCGCCCACGTTTAGGAGTGCGTCTAGTCCAAGCATTGCTTACCCTTTCAGGTCAAAACTTAGGTTGGGGTGGCGCGGGTACTGCACAACACGCTCACCCTCGGGGCACTTGTATTTGATCGTCGCTAGCAGGGTAGCCTTGCCGTCAGCGATTTTCTCTTTCTGCACCATTGTAAGCTGGTAGGTGAAGGTGTCAATCTCTGGCCCTGCTGGGCCGCTGAACTTGCTGGCCGTAGTAGTCGCTGCGTGAACCATGCCCGCTGCGTCACGAATGCTTGGGGTGAAGCTCTCGACAGAACAATCGTCGCGCTTCTTGATCCGCGCAACAGTGACGTTGATGGGCTTGCCGGCTTCTGCCGTGATCTTGAAGTTTTCAGGCGACCACTCAATAATTGCGCGGTCAAACCAGCCAAACTTGTCGGCAAGGGTGTAGCTGCCGCCAAGCGCAGCAACGCTGGCGGCAACGGCTCCGATGGCTTTGGTAAGGTCAATCATTATTTGTCAACCTTACTATCAAGTTTATCGAATATTTTGCCGAGCATGTCTTTAACGTCACGCATGTCAGCACGGTAATCGTCCCGTGTGACGTAGTTTAGGGGCATAGCCCGCACGTCAGTGTCTAAGCGCTCAATGGATCGGTAGATGTTATTTAGCACCCAACCACCCAAAAACCCCGCCAGACTGACTGCAATGTTGAAAAGAACTTGAGAATCCATTAGTTAGCCATTCCAGTTAATTCGATTCTGGTAGCCAATGAGTTTTGATTTTCAGATCCTGGAGCCAGCATGTTAATTACCGCAGGGGTGCGAAGAACATTAGATGCAGCTTTGCCAGTTTTCCTAAAAGGTTCTGCCATCTTCTCACCTTTGGCTTGACGGGCAAGAGCTTTCTCAAGCGCAGCCGCAGCCGCCGTTGGATCAAGCATTTCGGCAGCCAACTCGATTGCCAACTTCTGATCCAGCTTACCTTGCAACCGGCGCAAAATATCATTGGCCACAGTGGTGACGTTGTTGATAAAGTTGGGAGCACGCACGTTACCCAGCGTCTCAGTGCCCATCAAATTCACATTGGGGCCAGCGCCACGAGCGGCCCCAGCCTGAGCTTCGGCTAGCTTGGCACGGGCCAAATCGGCACGCACGGATTCAAGCACTTTGATTTGCTCAGGGGTCATGACTTGGCTCAACTCGTCAAATCGAGACTGGCCGGTAGCGCGTTTGATTGTGCCAGGAGCTTGTTCAAGAGCGCCAGCATAACCAGCGGCACGCAGACGGGCAGTTTCTTCACCAAGAGAAGGAGTCAGCTTACCTTCAAGGAACTGACCTACTTGCATTTGGTTAATTGGTTTGCTTTGAGCGGCAAAGGTTTCCCGTGCTGTTTTGTAGGCAGGGGCTTTATCCTCAACCCAATTCAAAAACTTACCGCGGGTTGAATTGATTGCGCCCACTTCGTTTGCACCAATGCCAAAACGCTCAGGGTTTTTGATCAAGTCGTCAAATGCCATTTTCATCATGTGAAGACTGCTACCAGGGTATTTGGCCACTTCTCCGGGAATTGTGGTCACGCCCATAGGCTTACCTTCGGCATTCAGAATAGCCGATGGGATTGTCTGAGCTGGACGGTTTTGGCCAATCTGGAAAGGGATACCTTTTTCAGCAGCCAACTCGCTGGCACGCGCAATCACTTTATCCATTGATGGGCGGTCTAACAAACCAGTAAATGTCTTATCAGCGGCCACCATAGCTTCATCAGAAATGCCGTACAAGTTTTTAGCTGTGGCACTGCGAGCGGCTTCAGCGGCTTTAAGTTCAGCGGGTGTTTTACCCACTTGTTGCACTGCGGCCAACTGAGCTGCCTTTTGAGCTTGCTCACGCTCAAAGAACGGTGTTGGCGTAGTGCGGGCCGCAGATTCACCCATCGCGGAAAATCGGGTGGCTCCTACGGGGGCGGCAGCTTGTGCGGCGGTAGGCAGACTGCCTGGCACAATTTGAGTTTGGTTACGAAGTGCGTTAACAATCTCTGGGCCACGGCCTTCCGCGGCAGTTAGGTACGCTGTCGATTTGGGATCAAGTGCGTTGTAGACAGCGCTAATACCTTTACCCGCCAACTTAAACGGAGCTTCAATTACCGGTGCAATTGGGCGCATTGGGTTGATCATGGCTCCAGCTTTTGTAAGCGCTGCGCCGGCTTGAGTAGCACCCAGCTTACTGGCTGCCGCGCCACCGCCTGTCAACAATGTAGACAAGTCAGCAGCAGTACCCACGGGGTCTTCGGCAAACGTGCGTTTGATTGCTTCATAATTACCGTATCGATCTTTATACATGCCACCAACAGCAGACGCTACTTCACTTGCACGTTGGGCAGCCGCAGGGTCGGAATCAAACTTATCAATAAAGCCCGACACGCTTTTAGGCAACGAGTTCCGAAGAGCACCTGCGCCCAAGTCGAGAAGACCGGTCAAGGTTTGCACGGGGCTTGTGACAGCTTGCACCACGCCGCTGACAAACTGACCAGCGCTGGCCGGTAAGTTTTTACCAGCTTCAAGAGGCACTTCGCCTAACGAGTAGCTACGGCGTGAAGCAGGGATCTCGCTACCTGCCGAAGGGGCGGCAAATTGAGCAAACGGGTTATCCGATTGCGCGGGCTGTGCTGCAAATTTGGCAAAAGGATTTTCAGCCATTTATCTTCCTTTGGGTAAAACCCGATCTGCTGATCCTGGGCCAAATTGTGCATCAAACTGTTCACGAGTTCCCGCACCACTTTTAAGCATTTCAATTGCACCAGCAGGAATGTTCATCACGGATGACACTTTACGAGGTGGCACAACCACTGGTTCTGTAGAAATACCAGTACCTTCAAGCGCAGAAGCAGGTATTTTCTTAACGCGTGTATTCCAAGATTCTGCGCTCTTTTCAGCAGCTTTGCGAGACAATCGGGCTAACTCAGCCAATGATTTTGCATCATAGGTAAGTTGACCAGCTTTGGCCTTTTCCAAGAAATCTCGGTCAGCATTGGTAAAGCCTTGACCTGCTCCAAGATTTGACGATTTAATTGCGCCCAGAGTTGTTTCAGCCAAAGATGAAACCAAAACTTCAGTATTGCGAATTTTCTCAGCGTCATTACCACCAGCAAGATTAAGAGCTTTAGCCATTTGCAAACGTACATTTGCACCTGTGCCAGTAATAACATTACCAGTTGCCAATAGATCCATAATGCGATCAGCATTTGCCGCCGCAGAAGGTGCGCCTTCGGCAGCGCTTAATTTAGCGGCATCAGCATCAGCAATCAAGCCACCAAATCGCTCACCGTACTTTTTTTCTGTACTAACGTTAACAATTGTGCCAGGGGCACGGCTTGCGGCAGCTATACGCAATTTTTGCGCTTCTTCTTCAGGTGTAAGCAAACGATCGGGTCGTTGCGCGTCGCGGAATGCTTGATAACCTGCTTTCGTTAACGGGTAACCTAACTGCTTCATTAGCGTTGCGTCCGGCGCTGTTTTACTTACCTCAATTAACTGAGCTTTAAGCATTTCCGTCATTGCTTTTGCGCGAGGATCACCAGACTGGCTAAACATGATAATTTCACGGCGCAGTTGATCTGCGGTCTTACCAGTAGGCTCTGTAGGTGCAACGCTAGCGGCTAACGCATTTACAGGCGCGGCTTGTGGAACATTAGGCGCTAAAGCATTTGTCGGTTGCATGCCGTACATGCCCGTGCCTAACATATCTTGCGTTGGTGCGACCGGCGCGGCAACAGGCTGGCGCATCATTGAAGGCGCAGGCGCGGCTGTAGGCGCGGCTGTAGGCGCAGCGCCAAACAACTCAGGATAAAGGCTTTTACCGACACGTTCAAAATCGGCTTGTTCTTTGAGCTTCTTAGTCAGCTCAACACCTTGTTGAAAATATTTAGGTGACTTGAGCATGGTTTTGGCCAACAAGTCCAAATTAGGATTTCCGCCACTTTTTTCAAGTTGACTTTGGAAATCTTTCATTTCCAAACGGTCTTGCTTTAACTGCTCAAGTTGCATTTGCGCCATTTCGTTCTGGCGTTGCGATGCCTGAATCTGCGAGACTTGCGCCATTTGCGCTAACGGGTCTGGCAGTTGGAGAGGGCGCACGCCCAGTGCAATAGATGGATCGAGAGCCATAGTCGTTCCTTACCCGCCGTATGTAGATTTGCGAATAGCATCAGCCAAATTTTGGCCAGATGAGTAATTCAAATAAGAGCTTAACGCATTTGTCAACGCATTGGTGCTACCAACTTGACCTGCCGCAGTTGCCGCGCCTGCACCAGTTATATTGCCGCCTGCTTGCGTGCCGTAGTTGCCCGCAGCCGCCGCTTGATTGCTTGCCGCTGCTTGACCACTGGTGAGCAAACTGCCCAAAGGTTGCAATTGATTAGCGCGGTTTGTTTGGTAGCGATTAAATGCGTTTTGATATTCTTGCGAACCCATGTCTTGGCCGTACCGTGTAGCGGCTTTTAATGCGCCGCCAGAGATCAGGCCACCGCGAGCAGCGGCTTGTCGATCAAGTGTTTTCTGGCCTTCAGCCAAACGAAAAGCGTAACCTGGGTCTTGTTGAAAGTCAGACATGCCAAAGTCTTTTGAGTATCTACCAAAGCCTTCCGCACCCTTGTTTTGGCTCAAGCCCAACAGATCAAGCAGTCTGTTTTGCGCGGTAATGCCTGCACCACGGAAAGGCTCTTGAAGACCTTTCTGTTCTTGGTACATTTTGTAAAGCAATTCGTTGGCTTCTCTAGCCGACTGAGCCTGTGTCTCGGCAGCGGATTTTGCCGCGTCTGCGCCTGTTAACGCAGTTGCGGCAATAGCCAAAGGTGTTGCCAAATTAGATAAATTTGTAGGGATAACGGGAGGAACGCCGGGTGTTGTAACAACTGG